CTGCGCCTGCACCGCCTGCGCCAGGTTGCCCCGCCGCCGCTGCGCCTGCACCGCCTGCGCTGATGCCCATGCTCCACATGATCTTCTTCTTTGCCGCCATGGCAATCATCTGTGAAAGCATTCCAGTAAATGTTGACAAGACCGACTTTGCAAAGCCTTTGAAGTCCTTGAAGCCTCGCGCCACGAAGTCGCCAAATGCATTTGATACGCCATCAATGCCGCCAATGAGAATGTTAGCCTTCGCCTTGCCCAAGTCCTCGGAGGTCATAGCCGCGTCTCGCATGGCCGCGTCATAGGCTTCGGCTTCGGTGGCCGCTTTCTCAAGTGCCTTTGCCGCCTTGCCCGCGCTTCCGCCTGACCCGCCCAGGTCGTCTAGGCTGTCATTAAGCTGGTCTGTGCTTTCTGCTGCCGCTTCTGTCGCCTTGGCTTCTTCGCTCACAACATCGCCTAGCTTTTGGATTGCATCAGCAACATCGCCGCCAGCCGCTTGCCGCATGTTTTGGGCCATTTTGGTGTAAGTTTCTGACCGCATTGTCAAAACCGCGATTTCATCGGATGCGCCTGCAACTGCCGCCCCAGCCCTATCCGCTGCCGCTTGAAGCCCGGCCCCTAGATTTTCCAGCATTTCGGGCTTCACTGCGTCTGGAATGGAGTTGATTAAGTCCATCGTTGTCCCAGCGATGCTGGAAATGACGCTTGACCATATTTGCTGCATCGCCATCGCCATTGACGCAAACGATGCCTGGATGCTCAACCAGACGCCTTTAAGCGAATATGGGACCGACTGTGCAGCCGTCACGATATAAGCGAAAACCGCACTTGCAACATTGCCCAAAAGTCCCATGGCTTTGCCAAATCCGCCCGCGCTTTCAACCAGTTTCAAGAACTTACCAATCAGCAAGCCTGCACCGACAACCAAGGCACCCACGCCCGTTGCCATCAACGCGCCTCTGAGCGTGATCAGCGATGCAATCCAAGAGGCTGTTGCAACCGTGGCCCCGATAATCGCAGGCGTATATGCAAGCAAAACACCGCCCGCCGCTGCCGCGATGATGCCAACAACGCTTTCCATATTGTCAGTGAGAAACAGAACGCCCGCCGCCATCGCCGCATTGGCTGCTGTCGCCATTACGGTCAGGCCAAGCGTGTCGTTTAGGGCAAGCAAAAACTCCTGTTGCCGCTGCGCAAGCGTATCTTGTGCGCCCGCAAGGCCCGCCGCCTCCTTCGCCGCAACGCCGCCATATTGCGCGGCAAGTTCGCCAAGAATGAATTGCTGTGCTTTGGCGGTGTCTCCGACATTCACCATGCCTTTGACCATTTCCTTCTGCGCGTCGGTGAAAACCGTGCCGGATCGGGTCAAGGCGCTCATGCCCGTAATCGGATCTTCCAAAGCCTTTGCAAGCTGCATGGTCGCGCTATTAAGGTCGGTCCCCATGGCCGCTGCCAGGTCCATTGCGCCCGCGATGGCATCGTCAAAAACCTCGCCGCGAATGTTGCGGAATGTCAAAAGCGTCTGCTGCGCCTTCATCACTCCTTCGGTGCTTGCAAGCGTGGTCAGCGCAAGCGCCTTGGCCTGTTCGTGCAACTGCTTGGCCGTCTTGCCCGCTGTTCCGCCTGTCGCGCTGATGATCGCGTTTGTGCGCAGCATGTTGCGCTCAAGCTGTTCGGCCTCGCGGATCGCCCCGCGAAACGCCAAAGAACCAACGGCAACAACCGCCGCCGCGCCAAGCGCAGCCGCAGCCATCGCCGCCTTGTTAAAGCCCGCCGCCATTTTGTCAGTGGCTTTTTCGTTCTTGTTAGCCGCTTCGGTGGTGTTCTCGATTTCCTTCCGGCCTTTGACAAGTCCGGTGGTGTCCGCCGCAAGAACAAGCGTTGCAAAGTTTGCCATGTGGGTTTGTTCCTTTGGGGGTTATCGGTCAACGGGGGCGATGGAAAAGGGGCTTTTGCCCTCCTCCAAACCCGCCGCGTAGGCTTGCGACATGCGCCGCAACAGACTGGCTTCCCATGGTTCGACCCGCTCCATGGTCAGGGACGTGTAGGCCGCTAAATCGACCCAATCCAACGCCTCAACGCCGCCCATGGCACCGCTCTTGATCGGGCCTGCGTCCATCAGCAATTCCATGAAAATTCCGCCCGCGTCCAATTTCACAAAGGGCGCGGGCTTGCCTGCATCGCGGTATTGCTTGGCCCGACTTTCAGCCGGCCTGTCGGTCTTGTCGTTCTTGTGTTCAAGCGTGGCGTTTAGCCATCCGGCCTGGTGCGCGGCAACAATCAGCCGCTCTTGGCGTTTCCCAAGAAGTTTGCTTGCCGCCCTGCAAAGTCGCCAATCTGCTTGGCGAAAGGCTCGTTTTTCATTTCAAAAACGGGGGTGCCTTCCTTGTCCATCACGGGATTGCCTTCGTCGTCCTCTTTGACGCCCATTTCAGGGAAAGACAGGTCCAAGAACCACTCCACGTCCTCAAGGGTCATGGGCCTGCCGTCGCGTTCCATATTCTCGAACCCAACGATAAACGGCGCGGCCCCCTCGCATAGCTGCTGGTGAACGTCCTCCATTACGCGGGCTTCGTCCTCATCGTCTTTGCCCTTCTTGGGCTTTTTCGCCATCAACGCTTTCTGCTTTTCGCGCATCTTGGCCTGCATCGACTTGGACGCGGTGCCGCGCACAATCACCCGGCACGGCTTGTCGCCGTCCATGATTGGCTTTTTGATGATGGGGTCTTTGATCTGCATTGGCGCGCCTGTTTCGGCACGGCTGCGGCTGTCAAATTTAGAAATATCCATTGGTTTTCGGTCCTGCGGTTTCTGGTTTCAAAGTGATGCCGGGAAGGTGAAACCAACTCCCCCCCGGCATCGTTTACCCGCCGTAGCGGATTAAACTGGCTCGGTTGCCGTGATGGTGAAGTTGTTCTGCTTGAAGTTCACAGACGCGCCCTGAAAGCTGTTGTCTGTCGGCTGGTTTTCTTCATAGCTGTGCAGATAGCCTTGCGCATATTGCACGGCATCGCTTGTCACTGGTGCAGGGCCGTCGCCTGTGTCGGTCCCTGAACCGTCCACGATTTTCAGCGCGACCACGCCATCGGGATCAACCGCTGCCGTCTCGACGTTGCCTTGGCCCGTGTCGCTGTCAATATCGCGGTAGGAAAACTGGGTGTCACGGCCCGATGCAGCGCCTTTAACGCCAGACGTGAAGCCCGTCGCCAGGTCAGACACGTCAATGTTGCTGTGAGATACGCCAAAAACGGGCAGCGTTTGAATGCCTTTGACCTGTACCCATGTCAGGGCTTCAAAACCCGCTGATGTGTTTGCTGCCGGTGCTACTGTGGACATAAACAGCGTTTTGCCGATGTTGTTCGTCGTCATTTGCTCGATCCTTTCAAGCGTAAAAGCCCCGCAGGCGGGGTTGTTTTAGTTTAGGTTTTCAAGTGAACCCGCTGCGCCTGATGGCCCCCTGCGAGTGATGGGGATTAGTCGGCCTTAACCCAACCCGCCGCCAGCCAAACTGGCGCGTCTGTGCTCAAGGGCGCTGCGATTGCGCCGATGATGCCGTTTTGTGAGGTGGTGTTTTTCAGCTTGACCCGCTGCGGTGCTTTTGGCTCCGCTTTGGCCGTTGCTTTTGGACCCGCCTGGGCGGTCTTTTTGTCTGCCATGATGGCCTCCGTTGTTTAGTTGGCCCAATAATCAATCTGGACCGGGACGCGCCAATCAGGCCCGTCGCGCAATCCTGGCAGGACGTTGGGTGCGTCCATGATCGTCACGGTCCCGCCGTTTTCGGTCAGCTTCACGCCTTTGCGAAAGTGCGCTGCGATGCTGTCTGCGATGGTTTCGGCGGGTGTTGAAAACTGATCAATGTCGGTGACAACGGTGACTTGCAGAAAGCCCCGCGCTGTAATGCCGCCGCCGCCCGCCAGGTCCATCGACCGACGCGAAACGCGCACCATTTGGATTTGGACATATGGCCGCTTTACGCTGTCGGGCTTGTCCTTGTTTTCCCAAACGATGGCTGGAACGCCGCCAAGCGCTGCAAGGTGTTTGCCAAGGGCCGCGCTAATGTCTGTTTCGTTCATTCCTGAACCTCTTTTGTGCGCTTTTCGACAAAATCGGAAAACCTGCGGGCGTTGGCCCCGACGAATTGACGCCCGGCAAACTTTGATGTCCCGACTTCAATCGCCATGGCGTGTGGCGCGGTCCATGCAAACTCCATCACATCGCCAATCTTGAAGCCCGCGATTGCAACCGTATAGCTGTTTTCGCCTGTGTTGCCGTTGCTGGTAAGGCTGTTGATCAGTTCGGTCTCTGCAACGGGGATTTTGCCAACCTCAAAGCTGGTTGCGCCTTTGCTCATGCCGACTTGCGGGGTTTGTGCCGCTTCCATCACGTCTTGGATGGCCTCGGCGGCAACATAGCGCATATTCTTGACGCTCAGTTCTGCAAAGTCTTTCAACTGCGCCTCAAAGGTTTTCATGTTCAGTCCCTCGGCAGTTTGACGCGATAGACCGCGATGCAGCGGCACCCAATAGAAT